CGCGCGGCGCGCGAGCCCCGCCCCCGCCCCGCCGGGGGGGGGGCTGGTCATTTCTGCGCTGCGCGACCGCGCGCCGATACACGTTGACGGCATCGGCGTTGGTGCGGCGGTGTACGACTTTTTGGATGGCGCGGGGCAGCAGGCGATTAGCGTCAACGTCGCCGAAAAGGCGACAAGGCGCGACAAGAGCGGGCGGCTGACCTTCAAAAATTTGCGCTCGCAGCTGTGGTGGATGATGCGCGAGGCGCTCGACCCGGATGCCAACAACGGCATCGCCCTGCCGCCGGACAAGCGCTTGCTTGCCGACCTGTGTGCGCCGTGCTGGCGGATGCAGGGCGTTGAGGTCTATGTGGAGAGCCGCGAGGACATTGTCAAAAAGCTGGGGCGCTCGCCGGATTATGCCAGCGCCTACTGCCTCGCCCTGCTCGACACGCCCAAGATGCACGAATTTATCAACCGCAACCGGAGCAAGGTACATGACCCGTATCGCAATATTTGAGCCGTCCCCGGAACTGTACGACGAAATCGAACAGTTGGGCGCGCTGCATAAAGACGAGGTGGAGGCGGAGGTGACCGCCCTGCCCGTCGTCATTAACCGCGATTTGTACGACGTGCTGCACGCGCATGGCGCGCTGGTGTGCGTCGGCGCGTTTGATGGCGGGCGCATGGTGGGTTATGCCATCGCCCTGCTCTCACCCAATTTCCACTACCGCATGACGACTGCGGCGCATGACGTCCTATTTCTCCATCGCGACTACCGCAAGCCGCGCCTGGCGTTGCGCCTGATTGACGCGGTGGAGGCGGAATGCAAAGCGCGCGGGGCGCAGTTGATGGTGTGGCACGCGCCGATTGGTGGCGCGTTTGAGCGCATCCTCAAGACCCGCGCAAACCCTATTTACACGCAATTTTTCAAGGAGTTGTAATCATGGCAATCGCAACAAGTACCGCGGCGGCAATTGGCGCATTGGCAGCATTGGGCGGCGCAACCACATCCCACATCGCAGGCAACAAAGCCCGCGCACAAGCCCGCTATCAGGCGGCGCAAGCGCAAAAGCAAGCGGAGGCGCAATTCCGCGCGCAGCAGGAGAATTTTGAGAAAGAGCGTGCTGACGCACAGAATCGATTTAACGCCACTATGGAAGCCGACCGCAGGACACACAGCGAAAACATGGCGCTGCAACGCGAGGCGATGGAAGCCAATAAACAGGCGATGGCCGACCAGCTTGCCCAAGCACAGCAAGGCTTGGCGCAGCAGCAGGCGCAACACGCGGCAACACTCGCCCAAGCGCAACGCGCGCAGAATAACGCGCAAGCGCAGATGCAGCGGCAAATCAACGGCGCCGAGAAAGACCAGGCGCACTACAACAAGAAGCAAGACGGCGTCGCTGGCACCATCCTCACCGGCCCCGGTGGCGTTGACCCTAACGAGCTGGAGCAGAAGAAGAAAAAACAAACCCTGTTGGGTGGGGTTTAGCACATGGCACGGCGTCTCGGTCTCGGTATTGGCGCGGGGAAGGCGAAAGCCAGCGCCACACAGTACGACGACGGGATTGCGCGGGTCAATCCCGACAACCCGCAAAAGCCATCGGGGTTGCAGGCGTGGCAACAGCCGCAGCAGCAGCGCGACAAGTACACCGACCTGGGCAACCAGCCCAAATTCCAGTCGAATTACGGTAGTGATGTGCACGTCAATCCTTACAAGGGCAGCGACAATTTCAAGTGGTTTGGCGGGGAGCGGCGCTTGAAAACGCAAGCGGAGTACGACGTTGAATATCAGGCGAAATGGAACCGGCTCCAAGCAAACAAGCAAACGGAATGGCAGAACTGGGAAATCGGGGAGGCGCGCAAACAGGCAGAAAAAGAGGCCGCCGACGCGCAGGCACAACTGGATGAACTCATGCGCCAGTACTACAAGCAGCGCAAAGAGATGGCGCGCGCGATGGAGGAGCAGCGCATCGCCGCGCAGAACCAGATGGCGGCTGCCAAAGCCAAAGGCAACAAGGCGACGCGGCCGGAAGCGGGGGCGTATGAAGGCGAACCGAGCGAACGGCGCGGCGGCGGTGATGACGGCGGCGCGTCCGGCACGCTTCTCACCCGGCCGGGTGAGAAACCGACGCTCGGCAAGCGCGGGCGGCTCGGCAGTAAAACATTACTGGGTGGATGATGGAAGAATCGCTACGCAAGCAGATACTGCGCCGCCATGAAGCGCTGCGCAACGAACGTGCGCCGTGGCTCAAGCATTGGCAGGACGTGAGCAAGCTGGTCATGCCCGCCTCCGGCCGTTTTATCAGCAGCGACCGCAAGCCGGCGAAGTTTAACGACATCTACGACAACACCGCGACGCGCGCGATGCGCACCCTCGCCGCAGGCCTGATGAGCGGCATGACCTCCCCGGCGCGGCCGTGGTTCAAACTCGCCACCCCCGACCCGGAGCTGATGAAGTACCACCCGGTCAAGGTATGGCTGGACGAAGTGGCAAAAATCATCCACACCATCTTTCAACGTTCGAATACCTACGACGCGCTACATATCCTTTACGAGGAGCTGGCGGTGTACGGCACGGCGGCCTCGGTCATCGAAATCGACTACCACAACATCATCCACCACCACCCGCTGACTGCAGGCGAGTATTGCATCGCCACCAACTTCCGCGGCGAGGTGGACACGCTTTACCGCGAGTTCGACAAGACGGTGGCGGAAGTGGTGCGCGAGTTTGGCTATAACAATGTCTCGCAGGCGGTGCGGACGATGTACGACAACGGCGGGCTGGATAACTGGATAACCCTCATCCATGCGATAGAGCCGCGCGAAGTACGCGGTCGGGGCAAGACGGCAAAACAAATGCCGTGGCGCTCGGTCTATCTGGAAAAGAACGCGCCGGAAGGGCAGATATTGCGCGAAAGCGGCTACCCGCGATTCCCCGCCGTCTGCCCGCGCTGGGGCGTATCGGGCGGCCACATCTACGGCATCTCGCCGGGGATGGAAGCGCTCGGCGACATCAAACAGCTACAGCACCAACAACTGCGCAAGGCGACGGCGATTGACTACCTCACCAGACCGCCGCTGCAAGTGCCGACCTCCATGAAAAACCAGGACGATGCCTTGCTCCCCGGTGGCATCGTGTACCACGACGCCGGCACGCCGATTACGCCGCTGTGGCAGGTGCAGCTTGACCTGCAACACCTCGCCGCTGACATGCAAGAAGTACGCGGGCGTATCCAAAACGCCTTTTTCTCTGACCTGTTTCTGATGATAAGCAATCAGGACATACGCATGACCGCAACCGAAGTCGCCGAACGGCACGAAGAGAAAATGCTGATGCTTGGCCCGGTACTGGAGCGACAGAAAACTGAATTGCTAACGCCGCTGATAGACACCACTTTTGACGCTGTGATGCAGGGCGGCATCCTGCCCCCGCCGCCACAGGAATTGCAGGGTGTGGAACTCTCGGTGCGACTGGTATCCATCCTGGCACAGGCGCAGCAGGCCATCGCCACCAACAGCATCGACCGCTACACCAACGCGGTAATGAACATAGCGCAGGCCAAACCGGAAGTAATCGACCGCCTCGACGCCGACCATTGGATAGACATCTACGGCGACGCGCTGGGCATCGACCCGCTGCTCATCGTGCCGCAGGACAAGGCCGACGAAATCCGCCAGGCGCGCGCCGAACAACAGGCGCAGGCAGAACAGCAGGCGCAAATGGCGCAGATGGCGGACGCGGCGCAGAAGCTGGGCAACACGCCCGCGGGCGGCGGCAGCGTCCTCGATAACCTGACGGGGTACGGCAATGCTTGAGCCATTTGAAACCCCGGAACAACGAGAGGCGCGCACCGCCGAACAGCGGGCAGCGCAGGAGCGCGACGAGGAACAACTGAAAAAAGACGTGGCGGCGCTGATGGCGACTGGCGCGGGGCGGCGCATCATCTGGCGCCTGCTCGAATCCACCCACGTTTACCAAACCTGCTACCGCGACAACCCGCTGCAAATGGCGCGGGCGGAAGGACGGCGGGAAATCGGGCTGAAGCTGACCGAATGGCTGAGCATCTACGCCTGGGAGAATTACCAACTCATGCTTACGGAGGCAAACGATGAGCGAAGAAAACGCGACGCCCGAAACCGGGCAAACAAACCCGGCGGCGCCCCCGCCTGAAGCGGCGGCAGTACCGCCAACAGAAGCGCCGCCAGCGGCAGCGCCACAACCGGAAGAAAACGCCACGGGCGGGGAAGAAGCGAAAGCCGACACCCCGCCCGCAGCGTATGCGCTCGACTTTGGCGTCTATGGCGACAACGTGGACGCAGGCGAGGCGGCTTTCCTCTCGAAAATCGCCCAAGACAGCGGCGCGGATGCGGCATCAGCCTCGAAGCTGGTGCAAGACCTGACCTTGTGGGGACAGGTCAAACACGACCTGCAAGTACAGGACTGGGAAGCGGCGAGCCGCGCCGACCCGGAATTTGGCGGCGAGAAGCTCGCGGAAAACCTCGCCATCGCCAACCGTGTTTTCGAGGCCTACGACCCGCAAGGCATCATCCGCGGCCTGCTGCAGGAGACCGGCTACGGCAACCATCCCGACCTCATCCGCTTCATGCTGGCCATCGGCCGCGACCTTTCGCCCGACCGTATGGTTAGTGCAAGTGGCGCAAGCGGATTAGACGCGCGTGCATTTTTCCCTAACAGCAACATGAATCCATAAGGAGACACTATGGCAACTTTGAACACCCTGAACCCGACGCTCGCCGATGTGGCGGCGCGTACCGACGGGCAAGGCAACATCATCACCAATATCGTTGAGTTGCTCAACGAAACCAATGACGTGTTGACCGATATGACTTTTATCGAAGCCAACAACCAAACCGAACATAAAACTACCATCCGCAGCGGTTTACCGTCAGCGACGTGGCGTAAACTCTATCACGGCGTGCCGCCGTCTAAATCGACGGTGGTCACGGTGCGTGACACGGTGGGCATGCTCGAAGCCTACGCAGAAATCGACAAAGACTTGGCGGATTTGAACGGCAACAGCGCCGCATGGCGACTTTCCGAGCAGCGTGCCTTTGTTGAGGCGATGAACCAGGAGATGGCGACCACCCTGTGGTACGGCGACACCAGCGTAGACTCGGAGCGGTTCACCGGACTTGCCCCGCGTTATTCCAGCATGTCGGCAGAAAACGGCCGCAATATTCTCGATGGCGGCGGCCAGGGGGCGGACAACACCAGTATCTGGCTGCTGATTTGGGGGCAGAACACCCTGCACGGCATCTATCCGAAGGGCAGCAAAGCGGGGTTGCAGCATCGCGACTTGGGCGAGGACACCCTGCGCGATGCCAACGGTAACCCCTTCCAGGGCTACCGCACTCACTACAAATGGAACATGGGCTTGTGCCTGCGTGACTGGCGCTATGCGGCGCGTATCGCCAACATCAAAGAAGCCGATTTGCGCAAAGACGCCTCTGCCGGTGCCGACCTTATCGACCTGATGACCCAGGCGCTGGAGCTGATACCGAACCTCAACATGGGGCGCGCCGTTTTCTACTGCAACCGCAATATCCGTTCTTTCCTGCGTCGCATGATTGCGCACAAAGTTATCAATTCCACCTTGACGATGGAGAACGTCGCAGGCAAGCACGTTGTCGCTTTCGACGGCGTACCGGTACGCATCTCGGACGCCATTCTTTCCACCGAAGCACGTGTAGTGTAAGGAGCTTCCCATGATTATTGATTCCCGACTGGAACTTTCCGACAAACAGGCGGTAACCGCTACCGCCAAATCCACCAACAAGGTGGACTTCGGGCAGGCCGCACCTGATTTGGGCAACGGTCATGTGCCGCTTTATGCGGTGATGACCGTCAACGAAACCTTTGCCGGACTGACCTCACTCACCGTGGCGCTGGAGCATGGCGACACGGAAGGCGGCACGTTCACCGTGCTGCTGCAAAGCGAAGCCATCCCTGCCACAGAACTGAAGGCGGGCAAGCAACACGTCCTCACCCTGCCCGTGCGCCACAAGCGCTTTTTGCAGGGCGCTTACACCGTGAATGGCACGGCGACGGCGGGCAAAGTCAGCCTGCATATCGTCAGCGGCCTGCAAGTCAATGAACCCAAACCAGACAGCCCGCGGGCATGGGGAGGCAGATAATGAAAGTGCGCGCTACTAAAACCGGGTTTTATGAAAGTCTGCGCCAGGTCGGGGACGTGTTCGACGTCCCCGATTCTCTTTCTGCAGGGTGGTTCGTGCGCGACGTCATCGTGGTCGCCGCGCCGCCAGCCGTGACGCTTGAGCAGCTGACGGAATCCGTCAATGATTCCGCGCTGCCAGAACTGGGGTATGTGGAAATGGTCGGTCACGGAGAAAACGGCGCACCGTTGTGGAAGCCGTTGCCAGAACCTGCCCCGGAAGCCAAGCCGGAAAACGCAGAAAAAACCCCGGAAAACGAAAATGTTTTCCCGGAAAAACCTGAAGAAATCCTGGAAACCGGCAAAGGCAAGCGGAAGTAAGCCATGTTCTCGGCAGTGGACATCTGCAACCTCGCGCTCTCGCACCTCGGCGACAAAGCGACCGTCGTCTCCATTGACCCGCCGGAAGGGAGCGCGCAGGCCGAGCATTGCAAAACCTACTGGCCACTCGCCTTGCAGATAGTAATGGAGGCGCACGAGTGGGGCTTCGCGACGAAGCGCGTCAAACCCGCGTTGCTTGCCGATAAAGACCCGGCCTGGGCGTATCACTACGCCCTGCCGCATGACGCGCTCAGGGTATTCGCGGTGCTGCCGCCCAATGCGTCGGACGACTACGAGGTAAACGGTCAGGCCGTGACTGCGGATTACCAGATTGAGCGCGCAGACGGGCAAATCCACATCCTCACCGACCAGCGCGAGGCGGTGGTGCGTTATCTCGCCAAGGTTGACGACCCGGCGCTATTCCCGGCGACCTTTGTGGCCGCGCTCTCGTGGCAACTGGCGTTAATGCTGGCGGGGCCGGTGCGCAAGTGGGATGCCGGATCGAAAGAAGTGAAGAGTTGCGAGGCTGTTTACGCCAAGTATCTGGGGCTTGCGATCAGCCATGACAGCAAGCAACGGAAGGTGCGCCCGCGCGCGCAAACCCCGTGGATACAGGGACGCGCATGAGTAACGCCAAATTTCTGCAACAAGCCTTTGTTGGCGGCGAAATCGCGCCGCAAATGTGGGGGCGCGCCGATGACGTCGGCTATGCCAACGGTCTTGCCCGCTGCCGCAACTGCATCGTGCGCCCGCAGGGCATGGTGGAAAACCGCGCCGGGCTGCGCTTCGTGCATGAGGTGAAAGACTCCAGTAAACGGGTGCGCCTCATCCCCTTCTCGTTTTCCGGCGAGCAGACGATGGTCATCGAGCTCGGCGACAAGTACGCGCGCTTCCACACCGGGGCGGCGACCATTTACGACGGCAACGCCCCCTACGAAATCGCCACCCCCTACGCCGAAGAACACCTGATGGACATCCACCACGTGCAAAGCGCGGACGTGCTGACCATCGTCCATCCCGCCTACCCACCGCAGGAGTTACGCCGTCTGGGCGTGACCAACTGGAAGCTGGAGCCAATATCCTTCGTGCCGAAATTTGATCCTCCGACCGAACTCAAGGCGGAAGCGAAGCGCGTGCCGCCGGTATCCGGGGTGCCGCAAGTCGACATCGAATACCGCTACAAAGTGACGGCGGTGAAAGACGGGGTGGAGAGCAAAGAAAGCGCGGAGGTGGAAGTCACCAACGACCTCTACACCCCCGGCAACAGCAACAAATTAACCTGGAAAGCGGTGGATGGCGCCGACCATTACCTCGTGTACAAGCGGCAGTCGGGCATGTTCGGCCTGGCAGGCTATGCCAACGAACCGAGCTTTGAAGACCGCGGCGTCTCGCCGGACATGACGAAGACGCCGCCGAAATACAAAGACGTCTTCGACAAGGCGGACCACTACCCCTCGGCCGTCTCCTACTTCCAACAGCGGCGCGTGCTGGCAGGGACAGACGCCGAACCGCAGAAAGTATGGATGACACGCAGCGGCACCGAAAGCGACATGAGCTACTCGACCCCCTCGCGCGATGACGACCGCATCGAAGTACGGGTGGCGGCGCGCGAAGCCAGCCCGATCCGCCACATCGTACCGCTGACCAACCTACTTATCCTCACCGGCAGCGCAGAGTGGAACGTGAATACGCAGAACAGCGACGTGCTCACCAACACGACGATTTCCATTAGCCCGCACAGCTACGTCGGCGCGAACAACGTGCAGCCGGTGATTGTGAACAGCTCGGTCATCTACTGCGCCGCCAGGGGCGGCCACGTGCATGAACTCGCCTACTCGCGCGACGCGGGCGGCTTCATTACCGCCGACCTCTCGCTGCGCGCGCCGCCCCTGTTCGCGCTCCAGTTTGTCGAGGCGCTCCAACAGGCGGCGGTTTTGACTGTGAATGTCGCGCATCAGCCGCAGCATTTCTTCGGTTTCGGTCTCGGTCGGGCGCGGTACGGTGATAATCGTGCTCATGATTTGTCTGCTTTCCTGTCCAGTTTGTCGTTTATTTTTTCCACTTGTGCCCTGACGTCTTGCATCAGGTGGTAGAGGTTTTGGTAATCCTTGCCCGCGTCATCGCGCCGCTGATAGCGCTCCTTCACATCCTCAATGGCGCGCTTGTTTTCTTTGCCGCGCTCATCTACCCCGCGCACCCAATACCACAGCACGCCAGAGAGCAGCGTCAGCAGCGCGCCATAGAGCATCTGCTCGGTCATTTTTGCCGCCCCATGCAGCGCGCGCGCCAGGCGCAGCTGCGGCGG